GTGGCGTGTCGTTCTTACCATATGACGGAGGGACGTACAAGCAAGCACCTTATGAAGAGTGTACTGAAGAAGAATACAATGAACTTCTTGACAAGATGCCTATGAGTTTATTCTGGGATGAACTGATTGAAGAAGATGACAACGTTGAAGGCGTACAGCAACTGGCTTGCACAGCAGGGGTTTGCGAGATTTAGAATTGTGAGAACTGTTCCTCTTACATTAGCTGATGCTAACGCTTTTGTAACTCAGCATCATAGACATAATAAAAAAGTTCAAGGACATCGCTTTAGTATAGGGGTTGTCTTTGATTCTTTTTTATTTGGTGTTGCTATCATAGGCAGACCTGTAGCAAGAAAACTAGATGATGGTATTACTGCTGAAGTAACTAGATTATGTGTTTTAGAAGATGCTCCTAAAAACTGCTGTTCTTATCTTTATCGAGCAGCTTGGAAAGTATGGTCTTCTATGGGAGGACAACGTTTAATTACTTACACTCTTGATGTAGAAAGTGGAGCTAGTTTAAAAGGTGCTGGTTTTACACAAGTTGCTGTCTCACCTGCTTGGAAAGAAGGTAAAGGTTGGACAACAAGAAGTAATAGGGTATGGCAACCTGTTCATAAACATGGAAAAATAAGATGGGAAATAGTTAGATGTTAGAGACAGTATTAGCTTTTTTAGCTTTACTGAACTGTCATCCTGATGATCTAGTCATTACGACTAGTAACAAGACGTTTTATCTAGCAGGGGATATTGGTGTGGTGTATGTCAGTCCCGGTATGTACAAGGATCATGTAATGGTTCACGAGATCTGGCATCACTGTCAATGGCAATGGGCTGGAAAGAAACCTGCCCAGTCCTATGATGAGTGGAGGAAGAGAGAGGTAGAAGCTATGAAGGTTGAAGACATCTACCTTAACCTATCCAATTAGAAGTATTTAAATCAATAGGAATATCTTGTTGATTTAATCTTTGAATTGAATATCTTTTGTTTACATTATTATTGAATTCTTGTATTTGTTCTGGTGTTGCATTTGTTTTATGATATTTCCCCCACCAGTCTCCTAAACTCATTTCATTAATTTTTTCCAAAGGTCTCGACTTTCCTCCACCAGCCATAATAACATCACCTAAAAATAACATTTTCTGTTGTTCATAAGTTAATGATGACGGATCAAAATTTTGAGATGCTTCTTTATAATTTTTTGGTTCTCTGTATTTTATTTGTAAATTTTGTAACCACTGTGGTTGAGGTATTCCTAATTCGTTTTTATAAAAATTTCTTAATCTATTAACAGCAGTAATTGCAGCAGGTTGTCCGTACTTACCTTGTTTATCTTTAGTAAGTATTTCAAATTGAAACGCACCTCTCCCTGGTCCTCCTCCAACTTGCTTAGCATTAGGGATTGGATTTTCTTTGTTATAGTAATCACTTTCCCAAGAGGCAATGTTATCCATTACTTCTTCTAATCTTTGTCGCTCTATTCCTTTTGCTTTACTAGCAAAATCTAATAGATCATCATAAGAACTAGCACTTACTTTTTGTATTTCTTCTGCTGGATAATTAGCCATTCCTGTTTCCTTACTCAATAATAATGTCAGGGTTAGTATAAGGATTAAGACCTTTTTTCTTAAACTCATTTTGCATAAACTTAATATAATTAGGACTAGTGTGATCTTGGATTAATTCTCCTAACATCATTCTTCTTACGTCACTTCTAATTTGATTGACAGCATCTTTAATACCTTTAGCTTGTAAACTCTTAGGAAGCAACATGAAGCCTTCAGACGACGCAAGTATATCTAATGTTTGATTAGTATAGTCTCCCATCAACTTAGACATCCTAGAATACTGTTCTCTATTTAATTGAATTCCATAAAGAGTTGATGAAGGTGGAGCAATGTTCAACTCTGGGTTATCAAATAACTTTTGAATTTTGTTTCTGTTCACTTCAGCAAATCTAAAGCCAGTAGTTATTTCACCAGGAGTTCCTAGTGATTGAGTCTCTCCGGTTATACTACTGTATACGGGAGCTAGTTCTTCTCTAAGTCCAGGTATTCGAGACTTAATATTATTTAACATCCAAGTAGAAAGATCTTTGTCTTTAACCTCACGCTTAATAGGATCTTCTAACTTAGCTAACCAATTTAAAAAGTTAGGAGTTAATCCATTAGTAGACCTAGCAATTAACGCTGACACTTGCTTCTCATCTTCTGATGTAACAGCATTCATTAAGTCAGCCAATTGAGCAGTAAATGTTTTGTCTAAGAAAGCATTTTTTACGACACCAGCTACTTGCGCTCCTGTTGAAAAACTAAGATCATCTTCGCCTTTAAGAGCTAACTCTTGAATCTTCTGTTTACCGTTAGCAAATATAGTAAACACAGTATGCAACGGCTCGATACCCTTGTAACTAATCCATCTGTCACCTACTTTAATAGAGTTAGGAGGTATACCTGCTTCAGTCATTCTAGCTCTTTGAGCAGGATCAGCAGGATAGTCACCGGTCAACATACCAGCTTCGACCATACCAAAAGCCCATCCTGAGAAACCAAGACCAAGCATCTGCTGAGATATAAAGTCATTCTTTAACTGTTGCTTAAACGCAATCTGTCCGTCTAGTTGTAATAACTTTTGGTGTAAGTTCTCTTTAGTTACATCGCTTTTAGCGTTTAACCACTTGTCGTTTAATAGTTGTCTTTTTATCTTTAGTTTGTCAATGTCTTTAGCAGCTTGTCTAATCCTAGCTAAACCAACACCAGGGACAAACGTAGCTCCAAACTTAGCAACATTCAAAGGAGTGATAATAAACGGAGTAGTTAATGCCTGAAGCGGAGCTATAATTGATCCTCCACCTTCTTTATTCTTTGAAAGGTTAAACCAAGCCCTTGCTCCTCGATCAATAATAGAGTCACCTAATGGACTTCTAAACGTGCCATAAAGAGCAAACTCTTCAATCAGTTTAGCAGCTTGCGGATCTACTTTAGCGACAGCTTCAAAGATACGTTCGCTTCCTACGTCCCTCAAGCCACCTTTACTTTTACTCAATACAGCTTTGTTTAAAACTTCTCCAAGTTCTTCACGAGTAATACCGTATTTCTTTAAGACATCTTCTTTAGGAGCTTTCTTTAATTGATCTATGAATATTTGAAACTGCGCTCTCTCAAAGAAAGTAGCAAAACCTTCGTCAATCCCACGTTGTATACTTTGAGGTAAAGTAACTACAGCATTGATTGGTTTATTTATAGCGTCTAGTTCTTTAGATGCTTTCTGACCTGGAAACTTTAAATAGAAATCAAATTCTTTTGAGGTTCTTCCGTCAAATACAATTTGTTTATTTTTGTATCCACCTACCATTCTTGGGAACACTTCAGCAAAAGCCTTAGTATAGCCAACTAACATTGAACTAGCCTCAGAGAATTTACCTCTAGTAAGTCTAGTTATAGGAGCTTCAACAACTCTAGCTAAGTTTCCTACAAAGTTAACAAAAGTAGTAGAAGGAGCAGACAGAAAGTTATTTCTAATAAGCGAACTTAAAGAATCCCGTAACTCAGGTCTACTACTTGCTTCATATATTCCTTTTGCAATATCGGCAACAACTTCAGGAGTGACTTCATCAGCAGCTCTCTTACCTTCTAAGATCTGTCGTATCAATACTCTGCAACGTGGATTAAGTATCATTAGCACTCACCGTTTTCAAATAGTCTTGTTATAGCTTTGCCTTCTTTCATAAACTTTTTGTATCGTTTAAAGTCATTCATAGTTCTACTAACTGCGTTAGCGTCCCCTATAAAAGAAAATAATAATCCTAAGCTAGGCTGAAGTTTTGTCCAAAGATAAGCAACAGTAGCATCGTTCCCTTCGCGCTCAGCAAAATCTAGTTGTTCAAGCGTGGACACAAAATCGTCATACCTATTAACCCACTCTTGTCTAACTAATTGTCTTGCTCCAGGCGATAGTATATCATCTTTCTGATAGTTAGCTGCTATGTGATCGGCTGCTCTAGCTGCTTGAGATTTAGCCAGTTCACTTGCTCCTGTATCTTTACCGAACTGTTGAGCTATAGACTGAGCTTGAGTCCTTGCTACTGTTTCAGTAGTAGACATAGGCTCTGTTATTCTGGACACGTCCTTAATTCTACCTCTAGCTGCATTGACAATAAAGTCAGCAACATCGTCGTCCACTCGATCTGCCATAGCTCCAAGTAACTTAGCTGCTTCCTCGTCTGGAAGATCGCTTAGTTGCCTGATTTGATCTGCAGTTAAAGAAGGAGTAATACGTTCAGGTAAGAACCGCTTAAACTTATTGAGATCAGTCTCTCCCATTTTAAGAGCAGCACTGTAAGCGTCTAAGTTATTCTCTCTATTCTTATAGAAGTCTCTGATGTTTGTAACAGTAAACTTCTTACCTTCTACTTTCTTCAAGTTATCCATTAACTTCTGATAACCTTGAACAGTCTCTACTGCTTCATCAATGGACATATCATCGCCAAAGATGTTCTTCATTTTAGAGTAGAACTGTCTAAAGCCATCGTCTATCTTAAAGCGAGGCTTACCATCTTCAGCGGTTATAAACTTACTGTAATCGTAGAGATAACGAGACTCATCATCCATGTGTTTAGTCACAGGATTTAGAATATTATCTAATGTCTCAGATGTAGTAAGTGGAGTTCTTTCTGCTAACTTACCGTCAATTATAGTTTGTCTATTAACTTTATTGACAATCTCAGAACCAATCTTATTTGATACTTCTTGTGCTTCTTCATCGCCTATTCCAAACGTATTCTTGATATAAGCTAAATGGTCTTGTTTATTACGACTGTTCTTATAAACAGCTGTTGCAGCTTTATCAATATCTGACTCAAATACTAATTCAGAATTGTTATGAACTACTTTCTCTTCAAATAAATTGTCAGCAATCTTTGGAATCTTAGCCGATTGTTGAACATTAATTACAGTTTGTTTATATGGATTAGTTGTAGGTACAGGTATCCTATTAGTAGTAGGAGTCCAAATAGTAGGTATCTTAACTTCTGAAGCTACACTTACATTCTTTAGTTTATCACCTAAAACTGCTGTTATCTTTCTGCCTTCTGCTCTTGCTGCAGATTCAGACAACCCAGTATTTGTCATTACAAAATCTAAATACTTACTATCCGCTGCTGATCTACTTCCAGTCTTACCAATAATATAAAATGCTTTGTCAAGGTCTGATTCAAAATTAACAGCACCCTTATCTCTATAAGCTGGCTTAGCTCCTGCTAGTTCTCTTGGTAGTTTTGGTAAGGTAAACGTAGGCAGTCCTGCTCCACCAGGAGTTAGTCCAGCAGCTTCTACGGACACGCCAGCATTTAAACCGCCATCGGCAGGAACATCTCTAACTGTAGGCTGTATAGTTATACGTGGTTTAACTGCGCCAGGAGTAACTGCAGCAGCATTTAAGTTAGCTTGTGCTTGCCCTACTAATTCTTCTTGAAGAGACTTACCAGTTTTACCTGCTACTTTATTAACTAAAGCGGTTATCCCACCACCTAATACTCCAGCAGTAGCTGCAGAAGTTAATATGTTAGAAGTTCTGCTATCATCAAACTCTTCATATAAAGGATCTATTGCTCCAGTCAAGCCACCAAAGGCTGCAAAGCCAGCTACTGCTCTAGGAACAGTGCTAAACGCAGGAATTGGAATAGTGTTAGCTGGGTCAAACACACTACCAGCAAGGTAAGAGGACCAACCAGCAACAGGATTAAGAGTCAGCATCGCTCTTAATTCCCGTTCAGCTTCAAAGTCTGCTACACCCTGTTCGTCATTAAATAGACCAGCAACACCTCGAATAGTATTCGTTATTCCTCTTTCTACTCCACGAGCAATAACATCACTAGTATCATAAGGATCGTCAAGAATGACACGTAAACCAGCCTCAGAAACTCCAGACCAATCTCCAGTCTCTGTTGCTTTTAGTACTGCTTCTTGATCGCTCTTTGAAAGTCCTGATATATCTATCTGTGCCATATTATCTGTTAAAATCTACGACTAGGGAAAGGTATGCCATAAGTATTTTCAGAGTCAATTCCAAACATTCCCTGACCAGGCATTAGGCTTTGTCTTCGTTCTCGATCCATCTGTTCAGCCTGAATCCTATTAGCTGTTTCTGGATCAACGTACTCAGGACCAGTTATTCCTCTTAGTTGATCTGGCGTTGCTTTTCCAAATACTTTTATACCTCGACTTCTTTCTATCTCTACTAGTTCTTCTGGAGTTAAGCCGCCTTCTAAAGCTGCAGACCCACTAATCACTGCTCCAGCACCTTTAGGTCTTTCAATAAGATTGATTTGACCAGTTCTAGCTAGTTCTGCTTCAGCTGCTGCGTCTGCTTTTTCTTTCTCTTTCTTCTTGGCATCAAGTGCTGTTTGCGCTCCTGACGTATCTACTTCAACAGTTTTAACATTACCGTCTTCGCCCATAACAGCAACTACATCTTTAGGCACTTCTTGTCCAAGTCTTCTGGCTCTAGCTTGTTCTGCTTTTCTTATAGCCTGCGGTCCTTTCATATAGTCATAGTAAATGTCTGTTCTTATTACCTCATCTGCTGGGATAGGTGTTCCGTCATAATCAAAGAAGTTACCAGAAGTATCAGTCCGTACTGGTTTACCTTCTATGTTTAAATAGTCTTTATTCAACTTAGGACCATACTGCATCTCTTGAATATCGAGTTGACGTTGCTGTGTAGCAATACCGCTTGCTCTGTCATAGAGATTAACAGCTTCGTTCATAAAGCCTTCTTGCTCTAGTCTTTTAGCAATTCTTTTTAAACCATCAGGATCGTTTAAGTCAATTTCTTCTTCAGCTAGTATAGCGTTGATGCGGTTGTATTTCTTGATAAGTGGGTCTTCTACTTTATCGCCAAATAATCCACCAGTTCTTAATGTCTCACCAACGTCAACGCCTGCTCTTGCAGCCCAAGCAAATGGACCAAGACCTTCACCAGCCTGTTGAAGTCTGGTTAAGTATCTCTGTTGAGCAAGCTGCTCGTCTTCCCTCTTTCTAGCATAAACTATTTCTTCTGCTGAAGGACCAAATAAAGATGCAACTGTACTAGCCATAGCTATTCCTTAATAGTTAAACGTTACCTGCCAAGTAAGTTAATTCCTGGACCACCAATACTAGTTCCTCTTGGAGGAATGTAATTACCACTCCAAGTAGCTCCTGGTACTGATTGTAAGGCAGGTGAACTACCACCTCCTCCAAACAAACCTCCAAAGTATCCACCAACTTTAGAACCTAAAGCACCTAACATTCCTAGACCCTGTTGAGTTCCTTGTTGAACTGTTGGACTTTCCATCAAACCTCTCATAATGTTGTATCGAGCAGCTTCAGATGCCTGACCAGCTTGTAGCTGACCTAATGCTCCTTGAGCACCTAGACCAGCAGCAAACTGTCCTCCGCCCATAGCAGCCTGACCCAATGTTGCACCAAGCTGTAGAGGCTGCTGAGCAGCTGTTTCAAGAGCTTGCTGTGCTGCAAACTGAGAAGTAAATGGAGACAACGCCGCACCTTGTAGATTGTAGCCAGTACCAAACAAACCAGCACCACTAGAATAAAGACCAGTACCTGTTTGAATATTCTGTAGCATTCTTTGTCTAGCTTGTTCTTCAGGTGACATAGCAGCACCCAACAGATTAAGACCTTGTAGTGCTTGCTGTTGTGCGTACTGTTGACCAGCTTGACCAGTTTGAATAGCTTGACCACCAAACTGTGCGCTAAGACCCATATTCTGAAGCATACGCTGTCTAGCAGCTTCTTCAGCAGTCTGTTGTGCGCCCATTAAGTTAAGACCAGTAGATGTCAAACCAAGTTGTTCTTGTCTACCAGCTTGACCAGCAGCTAATGCTTGCCCACCTAATTGAGTTCCTAGACCTATATCTTCTCTAAGTTCAGTTCTACCTCTTTCTCTTGCTTGAGCAGCTAATCTAGCATCTTCTTCTGCTCTAGCTTGACTTAAAGCAAATAGTTCTGGTTGACCCTGCGCTCCAACACTAAGACCTGCTCGACCACGACCAAACACACTAGCACCTAGACGTTGTTCTTCTCTCTGTCTACCAGGCTCTAGCAAAGCCTGTTGCTCTTCATAATATCTCTGAGCAGCAGCAGTAGGATCATAAGCAGAAGGAGTTACTTGACCAGCTAGTTGCTCTAGTCTGCCTTGCTGTCTTGCTACATCTGCAGCAGCTTGAGTAGACATACCGCCTAGTATGTTCTCAGCAGCAGCACCAGTCCTACCTAGATATGCTTGCTCTGCAGCAGTTAAATCTGAACTAGGCATTAATTGACCAGCAAATCCTTGCAGTCTTTCTTGCTGAGCTAATACATCTGCTGAAGGACCAGTTCCTGTTCCATACAGTTGTCTACCTAATCCTTGAACACCACTTAGATATTCTTGTTCAGCAGCAGTAAGTTGAGGAGTAGTACCAGTAGGTATAAACTGACTTGCTAAACCAAAGAGACCTTGACCAGCTTGTTCAAACTGTGGCTGTAGGGCAGCAGCACGTTCAGCTTGACCAAGAGATGTCCCATACAAACTTGCTAATTGATTCTGAGCAGCTAATATTTCAGGGCTTGCTGTGTAACCTGCTGACTTTAATTGACCAGTAGCAGGATCTACTTCAAACTGAGATTGACCAAAACGAGTTGTAACACCAACAGGTCTAAAGTAACCTTGCTGACCTAATCGACTCATTTGCTGTGCGTATTGATTACCTCCAGCAGTTACTGCGCCTCCTATGTCTTTTCCAGCAATAGCTCCTCCAATAGCAGAACCTATAGCTCCGCCTATTGGTCCTCCAAATGCTGTTCCTATAGCTGGTGCAGCAGCCCCTACTACACTTTTTACAGTTTTGCCCATTATTTTACCCTTCTCTCTAGCAAGTAACCTGTTAACTTAAACCTATACTTTTTAACAAATGATTTATAACTTCTCTTAGTTGCCATTAATACTTTGTCATAACCTAACTGTTTAGCTAATTCATCTATATAACTATCCCAGTAATCTCCATCTCCGTACACTTGTATAGGTACAAAGTAATCTTCCCAAGTAGTCCATGACAAAAAGCCATGTTCGTTTTCTATTAAGTTTTCTGTATCTATGTCTTTGTCTTTAGACTTCTCTAAGTATCTCTTAAAATTTTCTTCGTTCATTAAGTTACCATTTTCCCAACGGACAATTAGCTTTCTCGAACTTGCTCTTAAAAGCTAAAACACAGCCACATTCAGTACAGACACCTAACTTATTTTTGTCACATGAATCACAAGCTTTTTTTCTTTGTTTTTGTTTCTCATCACTAGCTATCGTGCTAGTTATTAACGACTCTGCTAATTTGCTTATCCCCATGACAATATCACAACCCCAACTCCACCTTTAGATCCATTGTTTGCACAAGCTCCACCAGTACCACCAGAACCATAACCAGTTCCGTTTGTGCCTCCAGCTTGCCAACTAGCGTTGCTATTACAGTAAGCTAGTTGACTATTTGTTCCTGCTCCGCCTGCTGTACTTTTTAAAACTGTTGCTCCTCTTTTAATATAACTAGTCCCACCAGTAACACCCGGAATAGTAGAACATTGAAAACACTGATAAATTCCTCCAGCCCCTCCATCACCTACTTCAATAGTTAATGTTTCACCCGGAGTTACAGATATTGTTTGGTTGGTAAAATACGAAGCTGCATCACCTCCTTTACCACAGTGACAGTCACCAGAGTGATAACCAGCAGCACCACCACCTCCACCTCCTGACATAGTATTTACAGTTATAGTGTAAACGCCTTGAGGGACAACAAGAGAACTAGTACCTGCTGTACTATATGTCTGATTACTTACTGTTACTGGCATTACTTGTCTCCAAGTACCAGAGTAATTTACATGAAGTTCTTTAACAGTTCTCCAAGCACCTCCGTCTTTAACGAAAACCTCTTTAGGTTCTCGCCAAACACCGCCATCTTTAACGTATATAGTCATTAGTATTTATACCAAATATCGCCATTAGCCCCACCAGCACCAGGAGATGATGTAGATACTGTTCTTGTTCCATAAGAGTTAGTACCAAGACTAGTAACTGTTAAGCTATTTATAGTTCCACCAGTAATTGAAACTGCACTAGAGTTTTGTGTAGACATAGTACCTAAAGATGAAGTAGCATTAGATACAGCAGTAGTCACAAAAGCTGTATTTGCAATCTGAGTATTATTAGTTCCTGCTGCTGCATTAGGTGTTAATGGAGTACCACTAAATGTAGGAGATGTAGATAAAACTACACTACCAGTACCTGTTGATGAAGTAACTCCAGTACCTCCGTTAGCTACTGGTAAAGTTCCAGTAACAGCACTTGCTAAAGGTACGTTAGTAAGAGTATTAGCACTACCGCTTATTGTCTTATTAGTTAGCGTAGCAGTGTTAGATCTTTCAGCATAAACGTGCTGAGTAGTTGCTATCTTAGTCGAGTTATCTCCAGCAGCTTGAGTAGGTGCTGTAGGACTTCCAGTTAAAGTAGGAGAAGTTAAACTCTTATTAGTAAGTGTTTCAATTCCTGCTAGTGTAGTAAAATTATTATCAGTAAGCGCAGCATTAAATTGAGCAGTAGTACCAGTAACTGTGTTGCTTCCTAAAGCAATAGATTTATTAGTTAATGTAGCTGTGTTAGTTCTTTCAGCATTAACAAAAGCTGTAGTCGCTACCGCTACAGAACTATTACCTGCTGTCTGAGTGATAGCAGTTGTACCAGTAGGTAGTGACGGTGTGCCAGTAAAAGCAGGTGAAGCAGTATCAGCTTTAGACGAAACAGCAGTAGCTATTGCTACTAACTCTGCATCAATCTCTGAGCCTTTTACAATCTTACCAACATTGCCAGTATTTAAACTGTCTTTTGCTGTAAAGTTAGTTGCCTTTGTATAATTTGACATCTTCTATTCCTTAAATCGTTTTACCTGCTTTGACGTAAACATCTATTTTTTGAATTGACAATGGGTTCTGATTTATGTCTGCTTCAAATCCTAACTGTATGATTGAACCTGAACCACCAAGATTAGATCGTACTTCTTCTAATGCTAATCCACTAGAGTATTCTGACAAAGCATCAGCACTCTTTAAATACACAGTAGCGTTTGAAACCTCTCCTGCGTTTGTGTCTGGAACATAATAATAACCACCTGATAACTTTACTTCATGTGGTAAATCGTAGCCATTAGTAGAATCTAAAACAGATTTAAATGCTACTTGGTAATGTGTACCATCTGTATCAGTAATAGTATTAGTTGTTGGTGTACTGTCACTAAATGATTGACTACCTACTATAGTTACATTATTAACACCAAATTTAGCTATGTTAAATTCATACACTGAACCAGCTACTAAAGACTTACGAATGTCTTTATATGAAGCTACATAATCAAAACCATATTTAATAAATACATTCTGTCCAACACCACCCACTACAGTAAAGTTAGCTTTCTTTAAAAACTTTAATGACGTAGGACTACCTAAATCAAAATGATTAGTGTAGTATCTCATCTTGTAAGTAGCAGCAGAATCTAAGTAACTACCGTACTTACCTAAATAACCTTCTTTACCTATTAACAAATCACCAGTATAAGTAACGTGAAGTGCTGTAGGTTCTATACTATCCCAGATAGTTACTCTAGCTGCTCCATTCTGTAATCGACCTCTTAGGTCAAAACAGTAAACATATTTAGTAGTTGGAAGAGTTAGTAAATAAAAAGCATCTTTAGGATAGTATGCTGCTTTAACCTTTATCTTTGTTTCTGATCCAACAAAAGCAACTAAGTCATCTCTGACGTTAAAAGATATATCGTTAATAGGTGCTGACTTTTCTTGAATAACACGAGCAATACTTCTTACGCCAGTGTCAGACAAGAACATCACATCTGTACCAGTATTAACAATAGTATCTCTTGCGATACAGCCTACGTTAGTAATCAAATCAGCTAACGTTAATGATGTAACATCAATAGGATTAGCATAAACAGCAATGTTTCTTTTACCAAAGATAATTAAGAAACCGTTATGTGCTGCTAGTCCTACTACTTGGTCTCCGTTAGGAAACACGTCTACCAAAGAAAGGTAACCTGAATCACCAGTTGACAGGTCTGATCCGTCCAGTAATGCACTGAAGTACACAGTCTGTTCATCTCCAGAAATATCTGCCCACCAAGTACGTCCATATGCTCCCAATACTACGTTAGGTTTAAAGTTAGTTGGTGATCCTGAGTAAGGTGTAGGAACTGACCCAGCATCGCTTAGTAAATTAAATCCATAGCTACCAGTATGAGCATGACTAGCTCCTAACTGATGATAGACTAATGGTAAGTGACCAGCCTGCGCTAAATACGCATGAGGAGTAATGTCTGGTCCTTCGCCAAACACAATACTAGAAGCTGACCAATTATTAGTAGTAATAGTGTAAGCAGTTGTGCCAGATCCTGCAGCGTTTGATACTGTTCCATTAACTGCTGTAGTTATCGTCCCACTAGCGTATGTAAATAACTTGTTGTTACCGCCTAGTATTACTGTACCTGTTTCTGGTAACTCAAATATAAACTCAATGTCATTAGTACCTAAATCAGCGTTAGTAGAACTGTTCTGTTTAGTCCAACCTTTTCTAGCACCAATCCTACCAAACTTATCTATGACGCAATTAAACGCTTCTAATGCGTAACCTGATGACAGATCAACGCTACTCTCTTGAGTATTAATACCCAGAAATCCTGGCGCTGATATCGTAGTTGTAAGTAAAGGTTTAGCCATTATACTGAGTGCCAGACGTATTCATCTCTATATCTACCATTCTCAATAGCAATATGATCTGCTAGTGATTCTCTAGCTAAAGCAAATGCTTCTGAAGCTGTTATCCCTGCGTCTTCACCACGTTCAGCTACAGCCATTGCGTATGCTTGTAGTATGACTGGTTGTGCTGGTACTTTTAATTCATCAGCGTCTGCACTAAGCTCTGCTTGAGGTTTATAGATGTTAAAGTAAATGTTATGTATTCCATCTGGAACAGGATAAACATCTACTTGTGTGTCTCCATTAGAATCAACACCGTTAAAGTTATAATACATCGGTGTACCCTTCTGAGGGCTTTGATTCAAGAACCAGTTATTCATAGTGTGAAAAGGTACATACTCTAAAAAGAGATCGCCTTCACTATTGATAACATCAATCACTTTAAAGCGTTGACCAGATCCTGTCATAACGTAGTTAAACAAGTCATTAGCAGTAGTAACTGTAAGTGTCTCAGACAATGCGTTCCACTGATAAGAGTCTTCTACAAATCTTTTAGCATCGTTGACATACTTACCAATTAACTTAGCATAAGGAGTATCAGTGACAGCAGTAATATCGTCACTCTCTCTAAGTCTTACTAATACATCTTTAACAAGATTTATGTAGTTC